TAGGTAATTCGCGACCCCGTTTGAATGAATGGAGTGGGGTTTTAGGCAAGTTGCGGAAATTGTTGAGGTTGTTGATATGGCTGCGCCAGCGGACGGCCTGTCGCATCTGAACAAACATCAGCTTGCGGACGCGCTGGGCGTGTCGCCGAACACGATTGACCAGTGGCGAAAGGCCGGAATGCCGGTTGTCTCGGAAGGGACCAACGGGCGCGCTTATGCGTTCGATCCGCAAGCCTGCCTGAAGTGGAGGGCGGATCGTGACGCCCGCCGCCAAGAGGAACAGGAACGCGCCGAGGAGACGGTTGCGCAACTGCGGCTGGCGTTGGACCCGGTGGCGCAGGCGCGGCGCGAAACGCTATCGCCCGCCGAACAGCGCGAAGTCTATGAGGCCGCCGCGCGATACATGGCTGTAGCCCGCCAGCGGCGCGAGCTGGTGGAGGCCGATCAGGTGGTGGCGATGCTGGAGGCGTCCTTTGCATCGCTGCGCGATGCGCTGGACGCGCTGCCCGATCATCTGGCGCGCGAGCTTGGCTTGACCGGCGAACAAACGGAAATGGTTGTGAAGTATTGCGACGGCGTGCTTTCAGCGTCGCGCGTCAAGCTGGCGGCGCTGATCGATGGCGAGGATTGACCGCAGTTTTCCAGATTACGGGCAGGCCGGTGGCGTGTTGCCCGCGTTCGGCGACGCATGGGAATGCCTGCGCGCCGCGCTGGACGCCATCGCCCCGCCAGAGCGCGTTGCGGTTTCGGACTGCGCGAATAGGCGCAACGTCGCCGTGGGCGCGTTCTGGCGGCCATGGGATAACGCCGCCGCGCCCTACATGCGCGAACCGGCGGACGCCACCACGTCGCGCCGGTTCACGGCGGCGGTTTTCGTCGGCCCAGCGCGCGCGCTGAAAACGCAGGGGCTGGTGATGAACCCGATTGCGCACGCGGTGCTGGCGTCGCCGCGCCTGGTGCATGTGGTGCACGCCACGCAAACCTCGGCGCAGCGGTTCAGTGAGGAGGAGTTAGGCCCGACCATCGCCAATTCGCCCGAGTTGGCGGCGCGGCTGCGGCTGGACAACCTGCTGACCAAGACGTTCGCAGGCGGCGCGCGCGTCACCATCGGCTGGCCGGTGGCGGCGCAGTTTCGCGGGCGCACCATCCCGCTGGTGATCCTGACGGATTACGACGCCATGCCCGCCAACGTGGACGGTGAGGGCGACGCCTTCGGGCTGGCCGCCAAGCGCGGCCAGACGCTGGGAAGCGCAGGTATGGCGGTGGCGGAGAGTTCGCCGTCAAAGCCGATCACCGATGCGGAATGGACGCCCGCGACACCGCATGAAGCGCCGCCCGCCGATGGCATCGCGGCGCTGTTCAACGAGGGATCGCGCGGGCGGCTTTACTGGACATGCCGCGATTGCGACACGCCGTTTCAGCCGACATTCGAGCGGCTGCGCTATGACGCCAGCGCGGACCCCGGCGAAGCCGGTGAGGCCGCCGTCATGGTGTGCCCGCAGTGCGGAGGGTTCACCGAGGCGCGCCACAAGGCGGAAATGAACCGGGGCGGCCAGTGGCTGCATGAGGCGCGCGGCGGCGGCCTGACCGATCTTTCCGGCGCGGTGCGCACCGGCGGCATGGCGTCATGGTGGCTGCCCGGCCCCGCCGCCGCCCTGACAACCTATGCCGAGCTTGTGCAGCGGTATGAGACGGCGCGCCGCAGGGCGGATGACACCGGCGACGAAAGCGCGCTCCAGCGTGTCACCAACGTTGACCTGGGCTTGTCCTACCTGCCCCGCGCGCGCGCCAAGGCCGAGGGGCTGAGCGTCGGCGCGCTGAAGGCGCTGGCAACGGCGGACCCGTGGGGCGTATGCCCCGCCGACACGGCGTTTCTGTCCATCGGCGTTGATATTCAGGCGGCGCGCTTCGCGGTTCAGGTGGAGGCGTGGCGGCCCGGCCTTGCGCGCACGATGGTGGATCGCTTCGATATTGCCACGCCGCCGCCCAGCGCGCCGCGCGCAGGCCAGCGGGCGCTTGATCCGAGCAAGTATCTCGAGGATTGGGCGGCGCTGGACGGGCTGTTTTCACGATCATGGCCGGTTGCTGGCGGATCGCATTCGCTGCGCGCCGCCGCGATCATCTGCGACAGCGCAGGCCCGGCGGGCGCGACGGATCGCGCTTTCGCCTATTACCGCGCCGCGCGCCTGACGCATGGGCGGCGGTTCCGGCTGGCCAAGGGCTGGGGCGGGTTCAACCGCCAGCGCGCCTATGAGAAGGCCCCGGAGACGGCGCACCAGAAGCCGGGGCGCCAGCGCCGCGCCGTGGCGCGCGACGTGCTGGTGATCAACGTGGGCGCGGATCGCCTGAAGGACGAAATGCTGGCCAGCCTGTTGCGTGAGGATGACGGCCCGCGCGCCTATCGCATCCCGCGCGCCGCGCCTGACGAGGTGTTCGCCGAGTTCTGCGCCGAGGCGCGCGGCGATGATGGCTGGGCGCCCAAGCCGGGCCAGCGCCGCAACGAGGCGCTGGACTTGGCCGTGTATCAACTGGCGTTGGCTATCACGCTGGGCGGGGAGCGGATCGATTGGGAGCGCCCCCCGGCGTGGGCGCTGTCCGGGCCGCTGAACGCCTGGAGCGCGCCGGGCGACGGTGGCGCGCAAACGCCGCCGCCAGCCGCGCGCAGCAATGCGACGCCGCCGCAAGCGCCAGCGCCCGCGCCGCCATCCAATGCGGACCCGTCGCACGTCGCGGCGATGAAATCGCTTCTGGCCGCGCGCCGCAGGGCGCGCCGCTGATCATCAAAGCAAGGGGCGCGCCATGGCTGGCGATACGACAGAATGCGAGCCGCAAACCCTGACGGCGGGCGACACATGGGCATGGTCGCGGCCAGATTTGGCGCAGGCGTGGCCGCAAGCGGACGGGTGGAGCCTGTCCTATCACCTGTCGCCCGAGGCGGGCGGTTCGGTGCAGACCATCGCCGCCACGGCCTTCGCGGTCACGGTTGCGCCAGCGCAATCTTCGCTGTTCGCGCCGGGCCGCTGGGCATGGGCCGCGACCGTGGGCGACGGTTCGTCGCGCCATAGCGTCGGCGCGGGATATCTGGAGATCAGGCCAGACCCGGCCAGCGCCACGGCGGCGGACGGGCGCAGCGTGAACGCCCGCATTCTGGCGGCAATCGACGCCACGCTTGATAAGCGCGCCACCGCCGACGCCGACGCCTTCACCATTGAGGGCCGCAGCATCAGCCGCACGCCCATGGACGTGCTGCTGAAGGCGCGCGCCCTCTTCGCAGAGCTGGTGCGCCGCGAGCGCGGCGGCGCGACCATCGCGACCACAAGGGTGCAATTCACATGACGCAGACCACGCCCGGAAAGCCGCGCATCCGCGTGCGCGCAGGCCGCGCCGAGGCGGCGGGCCGAGCGCCAGAGGATGCGCCGCAGGCGGGCGCGCGCACCTACAGGGCCGCCCGCCCCGACCGGCTGGCGCCGTTCCTTATGGCGGATCACGCGCCCGCCAGCGTGCTGGCGCGCGACCTTCCCGGCCTGATCGCGCATTCGCGCGAGGCGGCGCGTAATAACGACTATGTGCGCGGCTATCTTGGGATGGTGGCGCGACAGGTTGTCGGGCCGCGCGGTATCGCGCTGCAAAGCCAAGTGACGTTCAGGGACGGGGCCGCGCCCGACGCGCTGGCGCGCGGCGTGATCGAACGGGGCTGGGCGCAATGGGGCGCGTGGGGGGAGCCGACGCTGTGCGGGCGGCTGAGCTGGCGCGACGTTCAGGCGCTGGCGATCAAGGCGGTGGCGAGCGAGGGAAACTTTCTGGCGCGGATCGTCACTAGCCGCGCCATGGGCCGGTTCGGCTTTCGGCTTCAGGTGCTATCGATCGATCACCTGGATATCGGGATGAACGCCAGCGCCCTGCGCGGTGGCGGCTATATCCGCAACGGGGTGGAGTGCGACGCCAGCGACCGCGCCGTGGCCTATCATATGTTTCCCGCGCCGCGCGGCGACGCCGAGGCGACACACCGGCGCGGCGCGCGCGAACGCATTCCGGCCGCGAACGTGATCCACCTGTTTCTGCCTGAGGAGCCATTGCAGACCATCGGGCGGCCATGGCTGCACACCGCATTGCGCCGCCTGAACATGATCGAAAAGTTCGAGGAGGCGGCGCTGGCGGCGGCGCGCTACGGCGCTTCAAAGATGGTGTTTTTCAAGCGGCCTGACGATGACGCGCCGACGCCCGCCGCCGATGGCGGGGATCAATCGCCGATTGAGGAGGTGGCGGCGGGGGAAACCGGCGTTTTGCCCCCAGGCTGGGATATCGCGCCATTCGATCCGAATTATCCAAGCGCCGAGCTTGCGCCATTCGTGGCGCACATGCTGCGCGGGGCCACCGTGGGGATGCGCACAAGCTACGCCAGCGCCACCGGCGATCTGAGCCAAGCCAATTTCGCCAGCCTGCGCGCCGGGCTTTCCGAGGAGAGAGACGAATGGCGCGCGCTTCATGCGTGGTTCAGCGCCGCGTTTCATGGCCGGGTGTTCAACAGGTGGCTGGACGCCGCACTGGTGAACGAGGCGCTGGCGCCGCTGCGGCTGGAGAGCCTTGAGCGGTATCGCCCGGCGGTGTGGCGGGCGCGGGGCTGGCAATCGATCACGCCGCGCGAGGAGGCCACCACCGCCGAAACGCTGTTGCGCAACAAGCTGGCCGCGCCGAGCGATCTGGCCGCCGAGCGCGGGCAGGATTTCGAGGAGCTGGTGAGCCGCTACGCCGCCGACATGCGCACGCTTGCGGCGGCGGGGCTGCACCTGCCCACGGCGGTGGAGGCGGACGCCGCCGCGCCGCTGGAGACTGACGCGCCGCCAAGCGCGGGCTGAGGAGGGCGACATGCCGAAAAGAACAATCAGGGTTCCTGCTAGCCAACAGCGCGTCACGGCGGCGCTGGCGCGCATGGAGGGCGACGAGGCGGACGCAAACCGTGTCACGCTGTCGTTTTCATCCGAAGAACCGGTTTTGCGGGTCTTTGGCTGGGAGGTGCTTGGCCACAAGCCGGGTGAGGCGGATTTGGCGTGGGTCAATTCCGGGCGCGCCCCGCTGCTGGCCGATCATCACAACAGCATCGGTTCGGTGCTGGGCGTGATTGAAAGCGCCAGCATCGTGGACGGAAAAGGCCGCGCGGTGGCGCGGTTCGGCGATCACGCTGAAGCGCAGGACGCGCTCGCAAAGGTGCGGGCGGGGATGTTAGGCAACATCAGCGTTCGTTATTCCGTCGAACGGTATCAGCGCGTGGGCGAACGGGACGGCGAAGACGTGTTTCGCCTGACACACTGGACCCCGCGCGAGATCAGCCTGGTGGCGGCGCCAGCCGACACCAGCGTAGGCATAGGCCGCTCCGATCCTACCGGACTGGACGGCCTGTCATTCATCACCATCAACATTGAGGAGGGCGCAATGCCCGAGAACAACGATCAGCGCGCGGCGACGCCCGCGCCCGCCGCGACCCCCGCGCCTGCCGCGACCCCGGCCCCCGCGCCGCGCAGCGACGCCGCCCGCGACGTGGACGCCATGCTGGCCGAGGCCCGCAAGACCGAGCGCGAGCGGTGCGCAGAAATTGACAAGATCGGCGCCCAGTTCAACATCGCCGCCGAGGTGCGCGAGCGCGCCAAGGCGCGCGGCGTCACCATCGCCGAGTTTCGCGGCGTGGTGCTGGAGCATCTGGGCGACAACGCCCCGGCGCGCATGAACGCGGCCAGCGCCATCGGCATGGCCGAGGCCGAGGCGCGGCGCTTCAGCTTCGCCCGCGCGCTGCACGCGATGGCGAACCCCGGCGATCACGCCGCGCAGGCCGCCGCAGCCTTCGAGCGTGAGGTTTCCGACGCCACCAAGGCGGCGCAGCCGAAACGCGGCTGGAAAGGCTTCGCGGTTCCGGCGGACGTGCTGGAGCCGGGCCACGTCTATGGCCAGCGCGACCAGACCGTGGGGACGCCCACGGCGGGCGGAAACCTTGTCGCCACCGATCTGCAGGCTGGATCGTTTATCGAGCTGCTGCGCGCCAACAGCGTGCTGGCGCGCCTCGGCGCGACCCGCCTGGACGGCCTGCAGGGTAACGTCGCCATTCCGCGCCAGAGTGGCGGCGGGACGGCAAGCTGGGTTGGCGAAAACACCGCCCCCCCCAGCACCGCGTTCACCGTCGATCAAGTGCCGCTGACGCCGCACACCATTGCGGGCTGGACGCCCTATTCGCGGCGGCTGCTGTTGCAGTCTTCGCTTTCGGTTGAAGCCCTGATCAGGGGCGATCTGGCGCGGGTTCTGGCGCTGGCCATCGACAAGACGGCGATCATGGGCGACGCCGACGCCGATGCGCCTGACGGGCTGGCCGACACGGCGGGCGTTGGAAGCGTCGATTTCGTGACGCTGGGAAAGCCGACTTGGGCGGAAGTGATCGACTGCTGGGCGCAAATCGCCATCGAGAACGCCGACGCGGGATCGCTGGCCTATGTCATGAACCCGGCGATGGCGGGCTATCTCATGTCAACGCCCAAGGTGGCCGGCGACAGCGCCATGATGATGATCGACCGCGCCACGCTGGCCGGATGGCGCGCCGAGCTTTCCACGCAGATCGCTCCGGGCAACCTGTGGTTCGGCAACTGGGCCGATTTCGTGCAAGGCTTCTGGAGCGGTCTGGACCTGATGGCGGACCCCTATTCGCTGTCCACCTCGGGCGCCGTGCGAGTGACGGCGTTTCAGGACACTGACAACGCGGTGCGCCACGCCGCCAGCTTTGCGCGCGGCGTTCACATTCCCTGATCCGTCGCCATGACGCCGCCGCGCCCGCCCCGTGATGGGGCGGGCGCCCCTGTTCCACCGCTGGAGAACGTCATGCTGGACGCTTTGTTCAATCTTGTTCCGACGATCCTTGATGCGCTATTCGCCGTTGTCGCTGTTGCGTCGGCGGTGGTGGCGATCACGCCCACGCCGCGCGATGATGTTTTCGTCGGTAAGGTGTATCGCGTGATCGAATGGCTGGCGCTGGCCATTGGCCGCGCCAAGGATGCGCCGCCGAACCGGACGCCGCCGCCCCCCAAGCCCGCGCCCGCGCGCCCTGACGATGCCGCCCGCAATGCTGGAGGATGAGGCCACGCGCGCCGCGATCATGGACGCGGGCGCATTCGGGCTGGCTGCCAGCTACACGCCAGCGGGCGGCCAGCCGCAGCCGATCACCGGTGTTTTCACCGCGCCGCACGCGGTTCGCGCGCAGGGCGACGGCCCCGGCGTCGCCACGGTGGCGCCGTCGCTGGTGGTGTTCGCCGCCGACATGCCGCAGGCGGCGGCGCAGGGCGACGCCGTGACCATAAACGCAATCAGCTACAGGGTGCGCGGGCTGGAGCCGGACGGTTCCGGCTTGGTGCGCATCGATCTGGAGCGCATCTAAGGGAGCTTGCGCCATGGCGCTATACAAGGGCCGCGAAGGCGTGGTGACGTTCACGCCCGCCGCCGGAACCGAAACCGCAGTTGGGCAAATCACGTCCTATGAGGTTTCCGAGGACATCGACACTACCGATGGAACCGTTATGGGTTCCGCGTTCCGCGTGAACGTCGCCATGTTTAACAACTGGAGCGGCAACGTCGCCGCCTGGTGGGACAAGGCCGACACTGGCCAGCTCGCCGTGACCGGCGGCGCTGAAGGCGTGATCGCGATCTATCCCGAGGGGCGCGGCGCCGGAAAAACCAAGATTTCCGGCGAATGCACCATCAACGGGCGCACGCGCGGCGCCGACAAGGATGCGCTTGTCGCGCTGTCCTTCACGTTCCAGTCGCGCGGCGCGCTGGTGGAAGGGGCGGACGTATGACCACCGCGTTCATGAAGGCGGCGGCGGAAGACCTGGCCGCCGCCAATGGCCAGTCGGTGCATGTGCCCGAGCTGGACATGACCATCTTTTTCGACGTTCCGACCGCCGGGGCGTTGCGCCGGATCATGCGCGACTGCGCCAAGGGCGACGATCTGAAAGCCTCGGCGCTGGTGGTGCGTGACCACGCCCGAGACGAAAGCGGCGCGCCGATTGTGCCGCGCACCGATGAAGGGCTGAAATTCCTGCTGGACAACGTGCGCCCGGTGATCCTCGGGCGGCTGGCCAAGGCCATCGCGGGCGAAAGCGCGGACGAAGTGGGAAACGGCTGAGGGCCGACGCCGATCTGCAATTCTTCATGGCGCTGGCCGAACGCCTGGGGAAGTCGCTGGCCGAGGTTGACGCCCTGACATTCGAGGAGGTGCGCCTGTGGCGCGCCTGGTGGGATATGCGCCGTGAGGCGGACGCGCAGGCGAGGCCGGGCAGGGGGATGAAATGAGCGTGCGCGATCTGTTCTTTCGTATCGGCGCGAAGGATGATACCGCCTCGGCCTTCGCCGCCGTGCGCAAGAACATGCAAGGCGTCGAGGGCGCGGCGCGCACGTTGCGCGACCGCATCAACAGTGCGGGCAAATCCATGCGCAATATCGGCGCGGGCCTGTCGGCGGCTGTCACCGCGCCGCTTGCGCTGGCGGCGCGCAACATGGTCGGCCTGTATCAGATACAGGAAAAGGCCGAGGCGCAAGTTGCGCAGGCGATCCGCCAGACCGGCGCGGCGGCGGGGTTCAGCGCCGAACAGCTTTTCAAAGAGGCGTCGGCGCTTCAGGAATTGAGCGCCGTCGGCGATGAAAAGATACTGGCGGACGTGACGGCGCAGCTTCTGACGTTCGGCAACGTCTCGCGCGATATTTTCAAGCGTGCGCAGATTGCGGCGCTTGATCTGTCGGCGGTGCTGGGTAGCGACCTTAAAGGCCAGACGATCCAGCTAGGCAAATCCTTGAACGATCCTGTCAAGGGGATTTCGGCGCTGGGCAAAGCGGGTATCCAGTTCAGCGAACAGCAAAAGAGCGTGATCAAAAGCCTGGTGGAGACGGGGCGCGTCGCCGAGGCGCAAGGGCTTATCCTGGACGAAATCGCGCAGTTCTACGGCGGGCAGGCCGCCACCAGCGCGCAGACCCTGACGGGCCAGTTGACCGCGCTTGGCAATGCGTGGGGCGATCTTCAGGAACAGTTCGGCGCGATCATCGCCGATTTCCTGCCCCCGATCATCGCGGGCCTGCGTGGCGTGATCGCAGCGCTTCAGGAAATGCCGGAACCCATGCGCCGGTTCATCGTGGCCGGGGCCGCCATCGCCGCCGCCATCGGCCCAGTTCTTGGCGTGCTGGGCTTGCTGGCGCTTGGGCTGGCCGCCTTGCCCGCCGCGTTTGTCGCCGCAGCGGCTGGCGTGGCGGCGCTGGCGGCGGGGCTGGTGGCGTTCTGGCCGCAGATAACCGCCGCCTATGAAGCGGTGCGCGACGGCGTTGCGCAGGTGCTGGAGGCGATAAATGGTTTCGCGGCGGACGTGGTGGCGTCGGTTTCCGACATGGCCGCGCAAGTGTGGCGCGTGATCACCAGCGGCTTTGATCGCGTGCTAGGCTATGTTGACAAGACCGTGGGCAAGATCGCCGAGGCGTTCGACTGGCTGTATATTCAGGTTGTCGGAAATTCCAGCGTGCCCGATCTGGTGGACGGCGTGCTGGGCGAGTTCGACCGGCTGGCCAGCGGCGCCATCCCGAGCGCGACGGATACCGCGCAAACCATCGCTGGCGTGTTCGATGATCTTGGCGCGCAAGTGGCCAGCACCTTTGACGATATGGTGCGCACCGGCGATTTCAGCCTAAAGACGCTGGGCCGCAGCGCGCTGAGCATCGGCGCGAATGTGGCGGGTTCCTTCGCCAGCGCGGGGATCAGCGCGCTTGCATCGAGCGCCGCCAGCGCGCTGGCCGGGGCCGCGAGTTCGTTCTTTAGCGGTGGCGTCACCAACGCCCCCGCCGGGTTCACGCCCGCCAGCGCCAGCGCGTTCAAGTTGCCGCAGTTCAACGAGGGCGCCGATTTCACCGTGGGCGGGCGCGGCGGGATCGACCGCAATCTTGTGCAGTTCATGGCGACGCAAGGCGAGCGCGTGACGGTGACGCCCCGAGGCGACGGGGCGCGCGCGCCGGTGGTGAATGTCACCATCAGCACGCCCAGCCCCGAGGCGTTCCATGCGTCGCGCGGCCAAGTCGCCGCCACGCTGGCGCGCGCCGTGGGGCGCGGCGGGCGCAACACATGATCGGGGCGGCCCATGGCGTTCTTTGAGGTGCGATTGCCGGTGGACGTGTCGCTGGGCTTCAGCGGCGGGCCGCAGCGGCGCACGGAGGTTATTGCGCTGGCCTCCGGGCGTGAGGAGCGCAACCAGCGCTGGGCGGGATCGCGGCGCGCGTGGAATGCGGCCTATGGTGTGCGCCGCCTGGATCAGTTGCACGCGGTGCTGGATTTCTTCGAGATGGCCGCCGGGCGGATGCACGGGTTTCGCGTGCGCGATTGGACTGACTGGAAATCGTGCCAGCCGCAAAAAACGCCGACGGCGCTTGATCAGTGGCTTGGCGACGGCGACGGCGCGGCGACGCAGTTTCAGCTTGGCAAACGCTACGGTGTGGCGGGGTTCCGCACATGGCGCCGATCAATCATCAAGCCGGTGGCCGAAACGGTGCGCATCGCTGTTGATGGCGTCGAGATCGGCGGCGGCTGGAGCGTGAACCCCACAAACGGCGTGGTGACGTTCGACGCCGCGCCCGCCCCCGGCGCCGCGCTTTCAGCCGGGTTCGCGTTCGATGCGCCAGCTCGGTTCGACACCGATACGCTGCTGATCGACGCGGCGATGTTTGACACGGAGACGGGCCGCGCGCTGGGTGAAATCGCGGACGTTCCGCTGATTGAGGATTTGAACGCCATGAGCACGATCACCGCCGATATGGCGGACCTTACAGCGGCGATACAGTCGGCGATTGTGGCGGCCTCGGCGGAAACCAGCGGCCCGGCTGGGCGTGTGGAGCCGGTCACGCCATCCGACGCGGCGGACCTTCCCCAAGGGCCTGCGCGCAGCTTCTATGTCACCGGCGCCGGGGTGGTGATGTTTCACGATCACCTCGGCCAAGCGCGCGAGCTGGTGAGCGGCGACAACCAGTATCACCCTCTGCGCATCCGCCGCGTGCTGGCCACCGGAACAACCGCAACCGGCATTCTCGCTTTGTATTAACAAAGGAAATTACGATGGCGACGCCAGAAGAAAAGCGCGAACAAAACATCATCTTGCGGGGAAATGGCTCCGGAGAGGAAATAATTGCGATCACGCCGAACGATGTAGCCGACCTTCCCATGGGAGTGACGCGCGCGCTGTATGTGGGCGTGGAGGGCGCAGTGTCGATTATCGATCGGTTCGGCAACGCATCGGTGGTGATCAGCGGCGCGGCGCAGTATCATCCCCTGCGTGTGCTGCGCGTTCTGGCCACCGGGACCACCGCAACCAACATTCTGGCGCTTTACTGATGGCGCGCGCGCTCGCCGAGGATCGCGCCGCCGAGCTGGACGCCGCGCCACGGGTGGCGCCATGAGCGCCCCTGCCCCGTGGTTGGCGCATCTTGCCACCGGCGACACGACGCGCGCGACGTGCTGGCGGCTGGAGCGGCGTGACGGCGTGGTGTTCGGCTTCACCGATCATGATGCCGATATCGTGTTCGACGGCGTGACCTATCGCGCCGCGCAGGGCCTGGGCGCATCCGAGGCGGCGCAGGCGCTGGGCCTTGGCGCCGACGATCTGGACATTGCGGGTGCGCTTTCATCCGCTGCGATCACTGAGGCCGATCTGGCGGCGGGCCGCTATGACGCCGCCGAGGTGCGCGTGTTCGATGTGAATTGGGCGGCCCCCGAGGTGCGCGCGCTGGTTGGCGTCTATCACCTCGGCGAAGTGTCGCGCGGCGGCCTCGGCTTCACCGCCGAGCTGCGCAGCCGCGCGGCGCTGCTGACCCGCAAGCGGGGCCGCCATCTGCTGGCGACGTGCGACGCCGAGCTGGGCGATGCGCGCTGCGGCGTGGCGCTTGCGCCGTTCACCGGCGCGGGCGTGGTGGCGTCGGTTTCCGGCGACGGGCGCACGATCACCGCCAGCGGCCTCGGCGCGTTCGCGGCGGGCCTGTTTGCGCGCGGCGTGCTGACATGGACCACCGGCGCGAACGCGGGCGCAGGCGACGCGCGGGCGGACGTGCGCGCGCATCGCGCCAGCGGCGCGGCGGCATTGGTCGAGCTTTGGCGCCCGCCGCATGAGACGCCGCAGCCGGGCGACGCCTTCGCCATCGTGGCCGGCTGTGACAAGAGCCTAGCGACCTGTCGCGACCGCTTCGCCAATGTCATCAACTTTCGCGGATTTCCGCATATGCCGCGCGAAGACGCCGCGCTGGCCTATGCGGTGGCCAGCGATCAATCATGAGGAGACGCCCCGCCATGATCGACAACAGACCGATCACGGATCATGACCGCGCGGCCCACGCCATCGGGCTGCTGGAGGCGCTGCTGGCGGAAATCCGCACCATGCGCCCGCAAGGTGATCCGCGCGACGCCGCGCCGCCGCTTTCCCTCGGCTGGCGGCATTGCGCCGACATGCCCGCCCAGGCCCCTGCGCGCGACAAGTGAACCCCGCCGCCCTGCGCCGATCCAACGCCGTCGCATTGGCGCGCGGCTGGATCGGAACCCCATATGTGACCGGCGCGGCGCTGCGCGGCGCGGGCGCGGACTGTATCGGGCTTATCGAGGGCGTGGCCGCCGAGCTGAGCGGCCAGCCCCGCCCCGAGCGCCCGCCATGGCGCGCGGATTGGGCGCGGATCACCGATCTGGCCGCCGTCGCCGCCTCGGCGGGGTTCGCCATTCTGGACCCCGCCGCCGTCCAGCCGGGAGACGTGGTGGCGCTGCGCCTGACGCGCGGCGCGCCGCCGCACCATCTGGCGATCCTGGCCAGCGCCGCCACCATCGTGCACGCCGTCGAGGGCGCGGGCGTGGTGGAGGTGCACCTATCCAGCCTTGCGCAGCGCATATCGCTGGCGGCGGCTTTTCCCCTGGAGTGATCACGCATGGCGCAACTGCTGTTGACCGTGGGCGGCAACGTCGCAGGCGCGGCCATCGGCGGGCCGATTGGCGCGGCTGTCGGCGGCGCCATCGGAAACGCCGTTGGCGGCATGATCGACGCCGCGTTGTTTCCCGGCCCCGTCCAGCGCGTGCAAGGGCCGCGCCTTTCGTCGCTGGACGTGGCGTTGCCCGCCGAGGGCGCACATTTGCCATGGGTGGCGGGTTGGGCGCGCCTGCCCGCAAAGATGATATGGCGCACGCCGCTGGAGGAAGTCGCCACCACGCAGCGCAGCGGCGGCAAGGGCGCGCCAGCGCCGCGCGCAGAAGCCACCAGCTTCAGCTATTTCGGCAACGCCCTGTTCGCCTTGTGCGAAGGCGGCCCGCGCCTGCATTTCGGTCGTGTGTGGGCGGATGCGCGCCCCTTCGACGCCGCAAAGCATGGCGTGCGGTTCTATCGCGGCGACGTTGCGCAAATGCCCGATGCGTGCATTGAGGCGCTTGAGGGCATCGGCGCGACGCCCGCTTATCGCGATGTGGCGCTGATGATGGTGGAGCGCCTGCCCCTCGGCCCCTATGGCGACCGCTGGCCGAATGTGCATGTCGAGGTGTGCAATCCTGTCGGCGACATGGAGCCGATGATAAGGGGGCTTACGCTTATTCCGGGCAACGAATGGGGGCTGGCCACCACGCCCATTCGTCAAGAGGTGGTGGACGCCAGCGGCGACGTGGTGCGCGCCACCGTCGAGAACAGCAACCGTTCCGAGGCGGAAACCGATTTCACTGTGGCGGCGCGCCAGATAACCGAGCTGTGCGAGAACCTGGAAACCGCAACGCTGGTGCTGACGTGGTTTGGAACCGATTTGCGCGCGGGCGAATGCGAAATTCTGCCGAAAGTGGAGATCATCGACAAGAAAACGTCGCCATTGTCGTGGGTTGTCGATGGCGTCACACGCGGCGCGGCGCAGGCGGTTTCGCTGGTGGACGGGCGGCCCGCGTTCGGATCGACCCCGGCGGACGCCGCCATTCTGGAGGGCGCCGCCGCGCTTCAGGCCAAGGGCCTCGGCGTGATCTGGTATCCGTTCATTCAAATGGACGTGGCGCCGGGCAACGGCTTGCCAGACCCCTACGGCGCGCCGGAACAGGCTGCGTTTGCGTGGCGCGGGCGGATCACCTCCACCGGCGACGGAACCGCCGCCGCCGCTGCGGACGTAGAGGCATTTTTCAACCGGCCAAATGGGTATCGCCGCTTCATTCTGCACATGGCGCGGCTGGCGGCGCAGGCGGGCGGCGCGGCTGGTTTCTGCATCGGTTCCGAGCTGCGCGGCCTGACGTGGTTGCGCGACGGCGGCGGCGCTTATGTGACAGTGGCGCGGCTGCGGGCGCTGGCGGCTGAGGTGCGCGCCATCCTCGGCCCCGGCGTAAAGATCGGCTATGCGGCGGATTGGAGCGAGTATTTCGGCCATCAGCCGGGCGACGGTTCCGGCGACGTGTTCTTTCATCTTGACCCGCTTTGGGCTGATGAAAACATCGATTTCGTCGGCATAGACGATTACATGCCGTTGGCCGACTGGCGCGACGGCGTGGAGCATCTGGACGCGGCGGCGGGTTCGATCCATTCGCTGGATTACCTGCGCGGCAATGTCGAGGGTGGCGAGGGCTTCGAGTGGTTCTATGCGAGCGCGGCGGATCGCGCCGCGCAGGCGCGAACGCCGATCACCGATGGCGCGCACGCCGAGCCGTGGGTTTTCCGATACAAGGATATTCGCGCCTGGTGGAGCAACCCGCACCACAACCGCCCCGGCGGGGTGCGCGACGCCGCCGCCACCGCATGGGTTCCGCAGTCGAAACCGATCTGGTTCACCGAGGTCGGCTGCCCCGCGGTGGACAAGGGCGCCAACCAGCCGAACGTCTTCATTGACGATAAATCGTCGGAAAGCGCAGCGCCGTATTTCAGCGACGGGCGGCGCGATGATTTCATGCAACGGCGTTTTCTGGAGGCCAAGCTGGGCTATTGGGAAGACCCGGCGCACAACCCGATTTCCGCCGTCTATGGCGGGCGCATGATCGACACGGCGCGCACGGCGGTATGGACGGCGGACACGCGACCGTGGCCGGAATATCCAGACCGGGCCGCATTGTGGGCGGATTATTCCGCCTATCGCGCAGGCCATTGGGTGCGGCTTGGCCGCGCGCCGCTGGCCGAGACGCTGCGCGCATGGCTGGCGCGCGATGGCGTGTCGCCCGCCGATCTGGAGCTTGCGCTGGCGCATGGGCAGGTGGACGGCGTGGCGACGGATCGCGCCATGAGCTTTCGCGAGTTCCTGACGCCATGGGAAGCCGCGTTGCGCGTGGACGCCTTCGAGACGTTCGGCAAGTTGGCGTTTCAGTCGCGCGCCGCCGCGCCAGCATGGGGCGCGGTCACGCCTGGCGATCTTGTGGAGGCGGGCGACGCCAGCCCCTACACGTTGACGCGCTCCAGCATTCAAGACCCGCCGCGCGAAGCCGTGATAAGGTTTGTTGACAGCGGCGCGGACTGGCAAACCGGCGCGGCGCGCGCGACGATCCAGAGTGGCGCCGAGGACGGCTTGGCCGAGGCGTCGCTGGGCCTGGGCATGGACCTTGAGCGCGCCGACGCCATCGCAGGCGCATGGCTGCGCGACGTGACCGAAAGCCGCGAAGGGCTGGAGTTCACCGCGCCGCCGAGCTGGGCCGATCTGGAGGCCGGGCGGCCTTTTCTGTTCACCGCCCCCGGCCAGCGCCCGCGCGCCTTCATGGTGGAAAGCGTCACGCGCGGCGCGGCGCGCAAGGTGACGGCGCGCAGCTTCGATCAGGTGGCCTTGCGCGGCGGCCTGACGGGGCCGGATCGCCCGCCTGTGCGCGTGGTCAACGCCGCCGCCGCGCCGCCGTTGGTGGCGTTCATGGACCTGCCCCGGCTTTCCGCTGCGGCGGACCCGGCGGCGGGCTATGTCGCCGCGCACGCCGAGCCGTGGCTGGGCGTGACGGTGTGGCGCGCCCCCGAGCAATCGGGGCCATACGCCCCGCGCCTGACGCTGGGCGCGCGCACGCCGCTGGGCCGCCTGGACGCGCCGCTGGCCGCCGCCCCGGCGGATCGCTGGACGCCCGGCCCGGCGGTGGTGCGCCTGTTCGCGGGCGAGCTGCTGACCGCGACCGAGGCGGACGTTCTGGCCGGGGCGAACGCGCTGGCGGTGGAGGCCGCGCCGGGCGTGTGGGAAGTGCTGCAATTCGCCCGCGCCGAGCTGACCGGCCCGCGCACCTGGACGCTGCGCCAACTGCTGCGCGGGCGACTTGGAACCGAGGCGGCGGCGGCGCTTGGCGCGGACGCGGGCGCCCGCGTGGTGGCGCTTGGCCTTTCGGTGGCGCAACCCGCCATGACGGCGGCGGACATTGGCCGCGCGTGGTGGTGGCGATCCGCCCCGGTGGGCGCGGACGTGGCGGGCGATCTGGCGGTGGAGCGCGTGCACGCCTTTCAGGGCGTGGGGCTGCGGCCCTTCGCGCCCTATGCCGTGCGCGCCGAGGCGCAGCCTGACGGCGGTGCGCTGGTGGCGTGGCTGCGCCGTTCGCGTGAGCCGGGCCAGCCGTGGCGCACGCCGCCGCTGGCCGAGGAGGCCGAGCGATACCTGGTGCGCATCCGCCCCGAAGGCGGCGGCGCGGCGGTGCGCGAGGCCGAGGCTACGGCCCCGGCCTGGACCTATCCGGCGGCGGATCGCGCCGCCGATGCGCTGGGCGCGTCCTTCATGGTGGAGGTGGCGCAGATTTCGGCGACGTTCGGCCCCGGCGGCTGGGCGCGCGCCGTGGTAACGGTGTGAGGTGTGGAATGGGCCCGAACCAAGTGTTGAGTGCGCTTAAGGATGCGATGGCGGAATATCAAAGCGCAAGCGATGAGCAAGACGCCGCTTATTGCCGCCAGCGGCGTGCGCTGAACGCCTTGAACGCAGCGCAAAAGGTGTTTGACGCCTTTGTGACCAAGACGCATGAGGCCGCGCCAAGAGGGAGCGACTGGGCGCTAAAGGCGGGTAAGCGATGACCATTGAAGCATGGGGCTTCACGCCCATGGCCAGCAACCCGGCCAGCCCAGAGGCGACGTTCAACCGCGCGCTTGACGTGATCGGCGCTGGCGCGCCGGGGGCGGTGCTGGCCTCGGCCAGCCTTACGGACCCGCCGCCGGACCCGCCCGAGCTGGCGCTTTACGCCGTGCCCGCCGCCGCGACCGGCGCTTGGGCCGGGCATGGCGGCAAGCTGGCGCGCCGTCATCTGGCCGCGTGGGCGTTTTTCACGCCGCCGGACGGCGCGCGGGCGTTCATCCTTGACGAAGGCCGCGACGCGGTTTTCATCGCCGCCCATGGGTGGCTGCGCGGCGCGGCTGTTGGCCGGGCGGGCGGCGCGGCGTTCGGCTTCGCCGTCGCCGAGGCCGTCGCCGTCGATCTGAGCGGCGCAAGCGTCACGCTGGCGGGCCTTATTCCTGAGCGCGCCGTGGTGGTGGCCGTCAGCACGCGCACCAGTGAGACGATCACCGGCGCGACCGGATATCAGGTTGGCGACGGCGTGGTGATCGATCGGTTCGGCGCATCGCTGGGCGTGGCCGCTGGATCGAATAACGTTGGCGTGATCGGCCCGCTGGCCTATTACGCCCCCGCCCCCGTGGTGCTGACCGCGCAGGGCGGCGCGTTCACCGGCGGCGCGGTGCGTGTGGCGGTGCACTACATCGCGGCCACGCCGCCCGCCATGCCGTGAGGGCCGCGCCATGATCACCGCCACCACCGCCGCCGCGATCCGCGCCGCCGTCGCCGCGCGCGTCGCGGTGGCGTTTCCTGCAGCGCATGACGCCACTGCGGACGCCGCCGCCCTGTCGCCCGCGCGCCTGCCAGCCTACGCCGTGACGGCCCAGCGCGTCGCGGCCTCCACCGTCGCCATGGGCAGTGCGCTGCAACAGGTTGGGGATCGCGTCACCGTGAGCTGGTGGGCGGTTGGCGGCCCCGAGCTGCGGGCATCGCTGGACACCGCCGCGCAAGCCATTGGCGACGCCGTGACCGCCGCCCCGCGCGACTTGGCCGGGCTGGCGTTCGACGTGTCGCCCGCCGGGGCGGACGTGGTGCTTGAGGCCGGCGAACAACGCGCCGGGCGCGCAGAGGTGGTTTTCGATATCGCCTATTTCATCTGAGGAAACCCGCACATGCACCATTCGACATTCGACGCTGCGCTGGCGTTTGCGCAGGCGTGGGCGACGCCTTTGGAGGCGGGCGACGATGGCGTGACGCCCGAGGAGGCCCGCGCCGCATGGACGGCGGCGGGGTGCGACGCCCTGCCCCCGCCCATGGCGTTTCTTGTGAGCCTGGCCGCGCTGCGCCTCGGCCCCGATCACGCGGGGCGGCTGCTGACGCTGGCCGCCGAGGTTGCCCGCCAGCGCGCCGCCGACGCGGCGGCGGGGATGATGTGGCCGGGCCTTGGGCTGGGCATCGGCGACGCCGAGCTTGCGCCGCCGCCCGCCGCGCCGCTTTCCGACAATGACGTGGCCGCCTTGTGCGAGACGGACCCCGAGCGCGTCGCCCGCGCCTTCGCCCGGCTTTACGCCGAAACCATGGGCGGCAACATCGATCTGGAGCGGTTCCTGGCCGCGCACGCCGTCGCGCAGCTCGCCATCTATCACGGCGGCGGCGCGCTGGAGCTGCAATCGGCGTTCGAGGGGGCCGGGTATCCATGATGTTCGGGCGCACCGATTGGGCGCTGGGCGGCATCCCGCTGGCCACGATATCGGTGGAATACCTGCGCACGCCCGCGCCCGCCGCCATGCAAACCGCCGTTTCACTGTTCGACGTGCACCTATTAACTATCAGCACCGCGAACGGCGCATGGTTCGTGACGCCGCCGCACGCCATCGCCCTGCTAACCGTGGTGGTGTTGATGGTGCGCGCCATCGCCGCCGCCGTGCTGGAGGCCATAGAATGCCGCGCCCGCCGCGCGCGGCTGCGCCGTGTGACAGAGCGCCTTGAGCGCCGCCTTGCGCATGACAGAGCGCCTTGAGCGCCGTCGAATAAGTGCTACGTTTTGTTCTACATACCACGCCCGCCCCGTTCAGTCGGGGCGGGCGTTTTCTGTTTTATGGCATATACTTGGCGCGCAACAGACACGCCCCGCCGCCGCGCCTTAATTCCCCTTTCAGACGTGTTCCGCACCGTCGCCGAGCTGCGCGCGCTGGAGCTGGCGAACCCGTTTGCGGGCCTGCGCCTGCGCGAGCAAGGGCAGGCGCAGCGGCCTTCATTCTCCACCGAATGGCTGCGCGCCAAGATCCTTGCGCCGGGCGCGCTGGACGGCCTGAACGCCGAGGCGCGCGACGTGTTCCTGATCATGATCAATACCGGCGCGGGGCTGGCCGAGGTGAGCGGCGCGCGCCCCGAGGATATCGCCGCCAGCGCCGTCACGCCGCATATCGTGATCGAGGCGCACGCGGGCCGCCGCCTGAAGACCGGCCACCGGGGCCGCGCCATTCCGCTGCTGGGCGTGAGCCTGGAGGCGGCGCGCAGGCGGGCGCAGGCGGGCGGGTTCCCGCGCTATGGCGCCGCGCCCGACGCGCTGTCGGCGGTGGTCAACAAGTTTCTGCGCGAAAACGGCCTCAAGCCGACGCCTAAACACACCGCCTATTCGCTGCGCCATTCGTTTCAAGATCGGATGATCGCCGCCGAGGTTCCCGAGCGGCTGCAAGCGCACTTGATGGGCCACAAGCTGGCGCGGCCCCGCTATGGGGCGGGGCCGACGCTGGCGCATCTGGCGGAATGGCTGGCGAAGGTGGCGCTTTAGCGGAGTGCGTCAGTGCGCGATGCGTCGCACCAACACGCCGCGCGCGCTTTCTGCGGCTGCTGAGTGTCGCGCGCGTTCATGACAGCAACCCGCGCGCGGCGCGCTGCGCCCGCCATGCGCGGACTGCGCAGCTCGCTGCGGCGTCTGAGATTTCAAGGCCAGCCGCTGGTCGGTCGGGCAATCGTGCGGCGTTGAACGCTTCGCCCTTGGCGCGCGGGATATAGTGATGGAGCTTTATACCGAAATCCGGGTGCCCTTTCCATGAGCTTGCAACCCATATCCAAAGCCCCTTTTTGCCGTCGCGCGGCCTTGCGCTTGGTTCTGTCCCCTTCGCCCGCCGCCAGTGCGCGCGCGAGAAGTGCAGCGGTGCCCGCCAAGTATCACTACCATCATCCTGCTTCGGATGCGTCGTGTCGCCGACGCTCCAGCTAATGAAACTCCATGCAGGAAGCGGCGCGGCGCCTATCGCGCGTTGCACGTTTTTCCTGAATTGCCGACATGGCGGGCGCTTTGCTATCAAGCGCGGCTCCGCAATCGCATTTAGAATAATCTCAATCATAAGTAGCTGCTGAAAAATAGCAGCAAGAAAATCACTTTCTGTTTGATCAATTTTAAGTTTATGGTTTATGTTTACGTTTTCTGAGTTCCATATATGATGTATAGACCCGTTTCTAATCACTAAAATATCAATACTTGCAGAATAATTATCTATTATAAGTATGTCGAAATACTGAGAATAGCTAATGACTGTGGTTTTACTCGGCAAAGGAAAGCTAAATTGTTCGTTGCTGCTTTCCTCATAAAACCGCTTATGCTTATCTCTCATAATCGAAAAACAGTCATTATATAACCGTTCTGAAATAGAAAAATATTGCGCTTGCAAAAGCATGTCGCGCAGGGGGCCGTTGCTGCGCTTGAGAACATCGATTGCGTTAGGTGTCATGATTTTTTCCCCGATGATGCAAGGCGAAGGAATGCCTCAAATTCAGAGGTGTTTGAAAAAAAATTATCCATTGTCTCTATAATTCCAGATGCGTGCATCAGACCTTGCGGATCAATTCCATCGAAAATTCCGACAACAAGAGGGGAGAAACTTGCATTACCGTTTTTCTTAATTTCTATGCGCCATGCTAGAATATCCAAGATTGAATACTCTGTGCTGCCTATTTCAAATTCTATTGCTTTTGTTCCAGAAGTATTAGGAACAATAAAAACACTGTTATATTCGCAATTAATCATAAAACCCATTCCCGCACCATTTCCACCGCGTGCCAGCACATGACGGCCAGCGCCGCCCAGCCTGCGCTAACGATCAGCGCCGCGCCGAGGGCGTGGACCACGCCGCGAAGATCGCCGCCGCGCCGCCGCCCAGTGCGGCCATGATCGCGCGCGCCGCCGCCGCCGCCGCCCCCGGTTCGGCGGGGAGCATCAGCGCGACCATGCCACCGCCGCCAAGCGCCGCCCAAAGCGCCGCCCGCCCCGGCGCTGGGCCGCGCCACCGTCGCGCCGCCAGCCGCGCCGCCAGCGCCATCGCGATCACCGCCGCCGCCACCATCGCCCGCCCCCTGCGCCGCCGCCCGCGTCATGACGGGCGCGCCAGCGTCGCGCAGCGGCGGCGCGAGCGCAACGCCGCTGCGCACCAACACAAGCCGGGGCCTCATGACGCCGCCCCCTGCTGAAGTTCCTGCGGATCGTCGGCGGGCAGTTCGACGCACCACGCCACCACCGCCGCGCCATCCGGCGCGAACAGCGGCGCGTCCGCGACCACCTCCACCGCGCTGGCCTGACACGCCGCCAGCGACGGTTGCACGCTGGCGACGCCTTCGCCGCCCGCCAGCACTAGAAGAACCCAAATCATGATGCGCGGTCCTTGCGGCCCGCGCCCGCCCTGCGGCTGGCGTCAGGCGCGGAAAGCGCCAGAAGCTGATGAAGGCCCGCGCGCAATTGCATGTTGGTGGCTTTCAGCGCCTCAATATCGCGCGCCGCCGCCTCAAGAACCAGCGTGAGATAGAGATCGCGAACCGGCGTATCTGCGCTGTAGGGCGGGCGCGCCGCCGCGATTTCGCGAAGCTCCACCTCAAGCGTCTTGTGCGTCGGCGTGGTTGTCTTTTCCATGTCAGGCTCCAACAGGTGAGAAATAGGTTGCGATGCGCGCCAGCGCCTCGGCCTCGGCCTTCATCAAGTCGGCGCGCCTGATGCGCGCGCCGCGCGCGCGCTGGCGGCCCGCCGCGCGCTCCGCTACTTCGCCCGGCGGCGCTTTCACCGCCGCAATCCTGCTGGCGTCTTGTCGATAGGTGGCTTCGAGCTTGGCGACAGCCGCCGCGTGAGCGATCAGCACGGCGTGCACCAACGCCATATCGGCGGGAGAGAGCTGCACCAGCGGGCGGTCTTCATAAGCGGTCATGGTCGCTCCCCTGCGGCGGCGGTTGAAAGTTTCGGCGCCATGAGCGTGCGCGCCTCGGCTTCGCGGGCGCGCACCGTGCGGGCTTCGCGCCAGCGGCTGGCCACCTGATCGACATAACGGCGCGCGCTGCTGTTCAGGAGCGCGCCGCCGGTGCGCGGCTTGGCGTGTTTCGTCTCACGCATGATCAGCACCGGACGCGCGATCATGTGGCCAACGCGGCGGGCCTCGGCCTGATCGGCGCGGCGACATTCCGCGCAGCAATAGCGTTGCCACGCCTTCACGGCCCGGAACGGCGCGCGACAGTCTGGGAAGGCGCACAAGCCGTCATGCGGCCTGATTTGTTCTTCAAAGTCGCAGAAAATTTCCCATGGTTCGATTTCAAATCCCGGCCCGGCCATGGCGCCCCCCTTTCTGCTGGCGCGCGGCGACAGTCGCGGCGATGGCGGCGGCGCGGGCGTGAAGGCCCCGCGCGTCGGCGCGGCGGGCCTCGGCCTGCGCCGCCTCATGCTCCAGCCGCGCAAAGATCGGCGCATAGGCCGCGCCGTGAAGCGCGACGGCCAGCGCCGCCGCCTCCAGCGCCTCGGCGAGCTGCGCTGGCGTGATCACGCCGCGCCCCCCGCCCCGCCACTGCGCGAGACGTTGCGCACCACGCCCGCCGCACTGGCGATGGCGGTTTCGTTTGTATCGAACCGCCGGATGGCTACGCATCCGTTGGCCGCCCACGCGACAACGCCCCGCACGGTGCGGCCTTTTTCGTCATTGGCGACCACGGTTTCGCCCTTGGCGCACACCACGATTTCCGGCGCGTCGCCGACAAGGCGCAGCGCGCAGCGCGGCCCCTGCGCCGCCGCGCCGGGTTCGCCGGGCATCGGGTGCGATGCGATGGCGTGGGCCTGCGGCGCATAGCCAAGCGACGCCAGCGCGCAGCACAAACTGTCGCGGATCAGGATATGTTCAAGCGGCGGGATCACGTCGCGCTGCGCCTCGGCGGCCAGCCGATAGGCGATTTCCGCCGCCGCGCACGCCTTTTCGGCGGACGTAAGGCGATCGATCTTCAGGAATGCGGCCTCCAGCGCGTCAACCGCGCCCGGAATGCCGTCGCATGATTTGTCTTGCATGGTGCGCCCCTGTTCTGGTGCGCCCCATTCAACCGTTTATAGGTGAATTGTCAACCTAAAAAGGTTGACCGCGTGTCTAATCGAAATCGCGCGACCGGAACACCGCGACCACCGGCCCCATGATCGCGACGGCGTTACCGTCGGCGCGCAGCGCGTCGCGCGCCGCGCTGTCAACCAGCACCGGCGGGAGATAGCGGCGCACCACCGTGCGCGCCGCGCCGGTTTCGGGATCGGCGATTGTGGCCACCACAACGTCGCCAGCCGCCGCAACGCCGTTGAGATCGATCACCGCCACGTCGCCCGCCATCATGCCGAACGCCGCCATATCGGACGCGACGCGATAGGCTGTCGGGTGGCGCGCCGATGGCGACAGGCGAAACACCAAATCGCGCGCCTCCAGCCCCGCCCATGGCGCGGCCTCGGCCTCGGCCATGCCGCCGCCCGCGTCGCCGACAAGTTCCGCCGCTGTGACGCCCAGCGCCTGCGCCAGCTTGGCCACCGTATCGGTTCGCGGGTTGGCGGTTTCGCCGATTTCGATGGCGCGCACGCGGCTTTGCGTCATGCCCGCCAGCGTGGCGAGGCGATCTTGCGACCAGCCCCGCGCCGCCCGCAACCGTTTCAGGTTTTCCGCGATTGTCATTATTAAAACCCCTTTACCTAAGGTTATGCCCGCAAGGGTTGCGGCGCTACCGGCTAAATACGGTTGACATTCCAACCGTTTTCGGTTGATCGTCGCCGCCATGACAGTTTCAGAACGCATAGACGCCGCCATCGTGGCTTTTCTGGCCGCCGCCAAGTGGTCGCCGCGCCGCCTGTCGGTGGAGGCGGGGCTGGGCCAGTCGATTGTCGCGCGCCGCCTGGCCGGGTGCGGGATCACGGTTGAAAGCGCCGACGCCCTGCTGGCCGCGATCCGCCGCAACGCGCCAGACACGCCCGAGGGCCGCCGCGCCCGCGCACTGGCCATGCTTTGGGCGCCTGCGCAGCACGTCGCGAACGGTGCTTATTGCGCTGGCGGCGCGGAAAAGGCGGCCTGACATGGCGGGGCGCGGCGCATTGTCGGGTCCTTTGTGCGGTTGTCCACCGGCTACAGGGTGCGCGCCTGCGCTGTGCATGTCTGCTAAAAAGTTAACGCATTTGCAACGCATCGCCGACCGCGAAACCGCCGCCATCATCCGGCGGCGCTGGCCCGGCGCGTCGCAACACGCCACCGCCACCGCCGCCGCCCGAGCGCTGGGCGTGCATCACGCGACCGTGCGGCGCTGGTTGGATGGTCACGCCAGCCCGCCGGGCCGCGTTGTATTCGCCTTGCTATCGATCGATCAGGAGCGCGCCGCATGAAATTGCCCAAAAACCTGTCGCGCGCGCTGCGCGATCTGGAGGATTATCACGCCGCCCGCGCCGATACGCCGCCGCCTTGGCCGGACGCGGGCGCGGATAGCGTGCGACCGCGCATGATCGCCGCGCTGCGGGCGATGCGTGATGCGCCAGACGTGGCGGCGGCGCTGGACGGCGTGCGCGCGGCGCGGGTGCAGGCGTCGGCGGTGCATGTGCGCATCTCCGAATATGGGCTGGAGACGATCCGCGCCGCCAGCGACGCCGAGCTGGCCGTGATCGCCGATTATCCGTCGCCCGCGCTGATCGCGGCTATGGATCATAGGGCGGACGTGGCGGCGCTGCTGGCGCGGCCCTGCGTCGCCCTGAAGGTGGCGGCATACAAGGCGGCGGCGCTGCCGCAAGGGCCGGACGTTGGACACAGGCCATGGGCCGAACCGCCAGCGTGGCGATCTGCGCTGCGCCGCGTGCTGGGGCGCAGCGAATGAGAGCCGGGCGCGGGGCGCCGCTGAACCGCGACATGGCGCGCGCGGGGCTGATGCTGGCGGCGGAAATGCTGGCGCGGCCCTGCGACGGCGGCGCGCTCAAGGGCTATGTCGCCCGCGCCGAGACGGGCCGGGGCTGGACGCGCATTCGCAATGAGCTGAGCGCCGCCGTTTCAATCGGATGGCTTGATCTTGTCGCGCCCGCCGGGCAGGCGTCGCCCGCCATATATCGCGTGAGCGCAGCGGGGCGCGCCGAGCTGGCGAGCATCGCCGAGCGCGCGGCGGCGCTGGCCGTGAAAGCTGCGGGTGGCGCGTCATGATCATGGCGCGCGACATTCTGGACTGGCGCGCCCTGCGCGTCGCCGCGCTGGCGGTTGATTGCGGCTGTCACCGCGCCTTCACGCCCATGGACCCGTCGCACCTGAACAGCACGCTGCAATGGCGCGACGGCGAAGCCGAGGCGGCGCTGGCGAGGCTACTGTCGGCGGGGCTGATCGAGCTGGCGCTGGCGGGCAACCGGGCGGAATGGCGGATCAGCCGCGCCGCCGCCGCCGCGCTGTCTGATCTGGCGCGCCCGCTGGCGCCGCTGCATAGCGCGGGCGTGAGGGCCTGCGCATGACCCCGCGCCCCGTCTATGCGGCGAACCCATGCGCCGCCGCCTGCGCAAATGCGACGGCGTTGCATGACGGCGCGCCCGCCGACGCATCGCCCCGCGCCATCGCGGTGGCTGCTGCGGTTGCGCAGGCGGCGCTTGCGCACCGCTTCACCGAGGCCGCCGCGATGCTGCGCGAGCACATGAACGCCGAGCGGGTGGCGCGGGATACGCGTATTCAGACGCTGTTCGCCATGTGGCTTGATCTGCCCGCCGAGGCGCCGCCCGGCTGAACGCTGCTGACCGCCACGGGACGGGACGGAGACGCTGCGCGCATCCCGCGCCAGCGCAAGGATGGAGTGCGCCATGGGTATGGCCGAGCGGATCAAACAGGAAACCAGCCTGCGCGCGGAAGTGGAGCGCGACGGCGGCGCGTGGGACATGGCGAAATCCAGCGTGTCGCGCGGCGACTGGTGGCGCCCATGCCCCTTTCATGGTGAGCGGACGCCGAGCTTTCACGTTGTCGAGCCTTCTGGCGTCGGCGGCTTTTTTAAGTGTTTCGCCTGCGATGCGCGCGGATCGATTATCGATTATGTGATGTTGCGCGACAACCTGGACGCCACCGGCGCAATCCGGCGGCTGGCGGACGCGGCGGGGATCGCCCGCGACGAAGACCCCGCCGCCACCGCCGCGCGCCGGGCGGCGCAGGATCAACGGCGGGTGCGAACGCAGGCCGAGGAGCGCGCCGAGGCTGAACGCCGCGCGCGCCGGGCGAAAGCGTTCTGGCGCGCCGCGCAGCCGCACGCCGCGCCGGTGCGCGACTATCTTGCCGCGCGCGGGGTGAACGTGGACGCGCTGGCGCGGTTGTATGATCGCGGCGTTCCGCCGTCGCTGCGCTATGCGCCCGAGCATCCTTTCTATGCGCCCGGCCAGCGCGCCCCGGCGCATGTTGGCCCCGCCATGCTGGGTTTCATCGGACGTGGCGCGTTTATGGGGGTTCATCAGACGTGGATTTCGCCCGATGGCCGCGCCCGATGGCCTGACAAGAGCAAGATTGAAAAAAAATGGCTTGGCATGACGGGCGGGCTGTATGGCCAGCCGGTGAGGCTGTCAAAGGCCGCGCCCGATCTGGTGGTGGGCGAAGGGATCGAAACCGCGCTGGCGATGTTCGCCGCGCTTGTCGCCGCCGGGCGCGAAGGCTGGGCGGTGGAGGCCGCGTTAAGCCTCGGGGCGCTGGCCGGGCCGCAGACCGAGGCGGGGCGCGGACCCATAAGCGCCGCCACCGGGCTGATGTTGCCCAGCGCGCAGCCGGACATTGGCAACATGCGCCCCGGATGGCTGCCCCCCGATGGCGTGCGCCGGGTGGTGGTGCTGGCCGAAGGTTCGGAGAAAGACCCCGAGGCCGCCGCCCGCCATGGCCGCCGCGCGGCGGCCAAGATCGCGGCGCGCGGGCTGGACGTGCGGCTGGCCATGCCGGGCGACGGCTGGGGCGACGGGCGCGATTTCGCCGACATTGCCGCCGCTGGCGGGCGGGTGGCGTCTTGCCATGCGGACGTTTTGCTAGAGCTGGCCAACGCGAAGGGGGGCGCATGACATGCCGCAACCCGTCAAGAGTGGCTTGTGGATCACGCGCCACGCCGTGGCGCGTGCCGTCGAGCGATCAGGGTTTACCGGCGACGCCGACGCCCTGCGCACGGCGCTGGAGGCGTCGGCGGCCATCGCCACCGGACTGTGCATCGCCGCCCCTCACACAACGTGGTCGGTGAGGCTGCGCGATCTGAGGGTGGTGGCAATTTTCGCGGGCCGCAATCTGGTGACGATAATAGAGGACACCAAGCGGACGCGGCGCTGCCGCCCGCTGCTGGGGAAAGTCTCATGACGCCCCCCGCCGCCATGCCATGGCCTGCGCCCAGAATGGTATGTGTTGCGCCTGATCAGCGCGACGCGCGGCGCGTGTGGCTGTTGCACACCGCCAGAGACGGCGCGCGCCACGCCATCCCGTTGGCGCTGGACGCGGCGCAAATGCTGGCCGAGGCGCTGGCGCATGAGGCGCGCGCGGCGCTGGAGGGGCGGCCATGATAGGGGCGCTGATCGATGGCGCCACGATGGCCGCCGCAATGGCGCTGCTGGCCGCGCTGATCCGCCAGCGCGCCAGCGCCGCCGCCTGTGCGGCGATGCTGCGCGACGTGCGCAAGACGCGCCTTGCCGCCGCCCGCGCCCGCCTTGCCGCGCGGCGCGGCGATCCTATGGCGCGCGCAGCCGAGGCGCGCCCGCCCGCATGGCTGGATCAAGAGGCGCTTGACGCTGCCGCGCTGGGCGACGTGCATCTGGCGCTGCGGCGGCTTTTACCGATCACCGGCGAAAAGCCGGACCCGGCGACATGCGCCGCCATGGTGATGCTGATCGCTGGCGTGGAAGGAAAGCCGATTGTTGGCGACGGCGAAATGTTCGATATCGCCGCCCGCGCCGCCGCCACCGCGCGCCGCGCCGAGGCCGCCAAGCGCGGGCGCGCCCCATGAGCGCCGCCCTTGAAGCCTTTGACCGCGCGACAGGCGACTGGCGCGCGGACCCGCTGGAGCGTCTTGGCCTTGAGGAGTGCGACGACGACAACGCCGCCCGGCTGGCGCACGCCTATGGCCGCGATATGCTTTATGTAACCGGGCGCGGCTGGGGGGTGTGGACCGGCGCCCGGTTCGATTTTGACGATGGAAAGTTGTTGGCGCGCGGCATCGGCGCGCGGCTGCGCGCGCTGGTGAAGGCTGAGGCCGACGCCGCCGGGCGCCGCTCCATCGATGAGCTGACGCTGGCGCGCGCGGTCAAGCGCGAGCTGGAGCGCAAGCCTACGCCGCGCGATCCGCGCCGCTTCAGCGATGAGGCCGGGGCGCTTGACTATCTGCGCCGAACGCACCGCGACGCGCTGCGGAAACACGCCACCAAGTGCGGCAACCGCGACAAGATCAACGCCGCGCTGGAGATGCTGGAGCCGCGCCTTCTGGTGGCGCTGGACACGCTGGACGCCGAGCCGTGGCGGTTGTGCGCGCCAAATGGCGTGATTGATCTGCGCGCCGCCTGCGCCGAGGCCCCGGAAGCCGAGGAACCCGAGGAAAACACCGCGCGGCGCACGCGATGGCTGGCCGCGCCGGATCGCGCTATGCGCAATACGCGCGTGCTGGGCGTGGACTATGACGCCGCCGCCGCCTGCCCCGCCTTCATGCGGTTCCTGGAGCTGATCACCGGCGAGCAACTGGCGGACGGGACCGTGCGCCCGCGCCCGGAAATGATAGGCTTTCTGCTGCGCTGTCTGAGCCTGACGGTTTTTGGGCGCAACTTTGCGCAAGTCGCGCTGCTGTTTCGCGGCGGCGGCGGCAATGGCAAATCAACGCTGGTGAACGTGATCCGCCATGTGCTGGGCGGCTATGCCGCGCCGTGCAAGATCGAAATGGTTCTGGCGGGCGACAAGCAATCCGCAGGGCAGGCGACGCCCGAGGAGGTGAGCCTTCCCGGCGCCCGCGCCATGATCATGAGCGAACCGGACCCGACGGACGTTTTGAGCGCCAAGAAAATCAAGAGCCTTACCGGGGGCGATCCGCGCCCGGCGCGGGCGCTGAACATGCCGCAGTTCATCTATACGCCAACAGCCGTTCCGATCATCAGTTTCAACCGAACGCCTGAGGTGAAAGGCGAAGACGAAGGGACATGGCGGCGGCTGGTGTTCATCCCGTTCGACGTGGATTTGCGCGCCCTGCCCGAGCATCTGCGGCGCGAGCCTGAGGCGGTGGAGGCCGAGCTTAAAGCCGAGGGCGCGGGCATCCTTAATCTGCTGCTGCGCGCGTTCGGCGACGTGCGCGCCATCGGCCTTGCGCCGCCTCCAGCCGCAACCGCCATGAAAGCCGAGCTGCGCGGCGCAAGCGATCCGGTTGGCGAGTTCATGCGCGCCTGCACCGAACGCGCCGAGGGCGCGCGGACGCAGGCCAAAGAGCTGTTCGCCGCCTATGCCGCCTGGTGCGAGCAATGCGGCGCGAAGGCGTTCACGCCGCACACCGTGGCGAAGCTGCTGGCCGAAAAGGGCTGGAAAAAGACCGTGAGCGGCGGGCGCACCTATTACCTTGAAACGCTGCTGACGGTTGAAGCGCCGTTGCTTGATCCTGAGGAGGATACACGATGAACACTGAAAGGCCGCTGGACGTGACGCCGTGGCTGCTGGTGCGGTGCGAGACGTGCGACGAAGAATACAACTGTCATCCAGCCGAGGAAATGCGATGGTCGCGCGCGACCCCGGACGCCGCGCCCGCGCCGATCTGCGAAGATTGCTGGGATGCGCGCGAAGGCGATCACGAAAACGACTGGTTTTCGCTTGATCCGGTCACGCTTTCTTGCGCGTCCTGATCGGCTGCGAAACCTCGGGCGTTTTCCGCCGCGCCTTCGCCGCGCTTGGTCATGACGTATGGTCCTGCGATATCCTGCCCGCCGAGGATCGCAGCAACCGCCATATAACCGGCGTCCTGCGCGACCATCTGGCCGATGGCTGGGATTTGCTGGCGGTGCTGCATCCGCCGTGCACGCGGTTGTGCAACAGCGGCGTGCGGTGGCTGATCGATCCGCCGCGCAACCCGCCCGCCGACGCCGCGCCGGGTGAGCGCGCGGCGTGGCCGGGCCTGTCGCGCGACGCGCGGCTGGCGATCATGTGGCGGCTGCTGGCCATGGGCTGCGATTTCTTCGCCGCGTGCTGGGCCGCGCCGGTGCCGCGTGTGGCGGTGGAGAACCCCGTCATGCACCGCCACGCCCGCGCGCGCATTCCCGGCCTGATCAGACCGCACACAGTGCAACCGTGGTGGTTCGGAGATCCTGCGTTCAAGGCGACTGGGTGGTATCTGCGCGGCCTGCCCCCGCTTGTCGCCACCGATCGGTTGACGCCGCCCAAGGCGGGGGCGGCGGATCACAAGGCATGGTCGGCGGTGCATCGCGCCAGCCCCGGCACGGATCGCGCCCGCCTGCGCAGCCGCAGCTTTCCGGGCATGGCCGCCGCCGCCGCGCGGCAATGGGGAGATGCCGCCTGTGTCGCCGCCGAAACCCCTACAGCCGCGCCCGCGCCCTGTAGGGGTGTTGTAGGGGTTTCACGCCTTGTCGCCCCCGCGCCCCCATGATGGCCGAGGGGAAACCCCTACAATCGCCCTACAGGCTGTAGGGTATGCGGAAAAAAGCCCTACAGGCTTTTTGCGTTGATTAAGAGGCGCTTGGCGCAGGTTGTAGGGGAGTTGTAGGGCTTTAGGCCCTTTGAGAGAGAGAGATTAGAAATCATCAAAAATGCACACCGCGCATAGGCCCGGTGCGAAACCCTGAAAAGCCCTACAAGGCCACCAAAGCCCTACAGACACCCGCCAGCGAAAGGAAAACGCCCATGTCCAGCCTTGCCACAAAACCCGCCGCGCCCCGCCATGTCGCGACACGCCGCGCCAAGGCCGCGCCCCTGTCGCCGCGCCAGATAGGCGCGATGATCCGCGCCGACGCCGCCGCGCGCGACCCGCAGGCCGATGATGCGCCCGCCCTGCGCGCAGGCCCCGCGCCCCGCGCTACGGCGCACATGGCCGAGGCGCGCCGCGACGCCGCCCGGCAGATCGCCCAGCTTGCCGAGCTGACGGCGGCGGGCGGCGCGCGCGGCGTGGATTTCCTGTCGGCGGGCGGCGGCGCGGGCGGCGCGGCGTGCGAGGGGCCGCAAGCGCGGGTGGCGTGGGCGTTGACCGAGCTGCGCCGGATCGCGGGCGCCATCGGCGCGGACGTGGTGCGCCTGGACGCCATGGGCGGGCGCGTCGCCGCCATCGATCTGGTGCGCGCGGCGTGCATACGCGACGCCATGCCCGCCGCGATCCTGGCGGGCCTCGGCCTCAAGCGGTCACGAGGCCGCCAGCGCGCGCTTGTCGATGGGCTGGACGCCGCGCTGGGCCGCGCCGCCGTGGCGCTTGGGCTTGAGACGCCGCCGCCCCGCCAGCGTGCGAAATCGGACGCATAGGGGATTACACGCGCCAGCACGCTTAGACTATCGCTTTGCGCATGGTGGCGAGTTGGCGGGTTGATCCAAGGCTTGCTCCACCCCCCCCGCTTCACCGTCGCGAAGGCGCAGCGAATGCAGTTCGAATTGCGCCACAACATCGCCGAAGTGGAGCGGGGGCTTTCAAACTTCGCCCGCGAACAGGTGCCCTTCGCCGCGTCGCGCGCCATCAACGCCATTGCGGCGGACGTTGCGGCGGCTGAGGAGCGGCGGTTTCGCGCCGTGCTGGATCGCCCAACGCCGTTCACGCTGCGCGGGCTGATGGTGCTGCGCGCCAGCAAGCGGACGCTGGCGGGCGCGGTGCTGGTGCGCGACCGTCAGGCCGCGTATCTGGCGCTACAGGATACAGGCGGGACGCGGCGGCCCAAGGGCCGCGCAATCCCGGTGCCTGTCAAGGCGCGGCTGAACAGGTTCGGCAACCTGCCGCGCGGGGGCGTCGCCAAGATCGCGGCGGGCGCGCATACGTTCTCGGGCAGGCCCAAGGGCGGCGGCGCGCCGGGTATATATAAGCGGCTTGGCGCGACGGCCAGCCGCAAGGCCGGTTTCCAGCTGTCGATGCAAGTGGCGTGGGCGGCGCGCGCCAGCTATCGCCCCCGGCTGGAGTTCCTGCGCACCGCCCGCCGCGCCGCCGCCCGCGCGGCGGCCCCGGCCTTTGAGCGCGCGCTGTCAGACGCCATCGCCACCGCCCGGCGTTAGGTTCTTCCCGTGCCCCGCAACGTGAGGTAATTCGCGAC